CCTAAAGTAACATCAGTTGTAGTAATTGTAATGTTAGATGAACCATCAAAGTTAGCAGCACCTGACGTTACACCTGCAATAGCAATTGTACGTGCTGTAGTTAACGCATTTGCTGTAGACGCAACACCGACAACTGTAGCATTAATACTGCCATTAACTGTAAGATCACCTGTTACCGTACCATTACCAGATACAGACAGAGTGCCTACATTAGCTGTATCAATTGACGCAGTATCAATATTAGCCGTACCGTCAATATATACATTACGCCACTCACTGCCAACAGCACCAAGATCATACGTATCATCTACTGATGGAATAAGGCTAGATGCAACATCCGCATTTATTGTCACTGTGTCTGTAGCAGTATTACCTAATGTACTATTACCATTTACAGTAAGATCACCTGTATTAGTTTGATTACCTGTAACCGCAAGTGTGCTAGACAATGTTGCTGCACCAGTTACATTTAGTGCACCACCGATAGTGGCTGCATCACCTAAGTTAAGATCACCTGCTAAGTAAGCATCTTTATACTTTAGGCTAGATGTACCAAGGTCTACAGTGTTAGTTGTCTTAGGACGCAGTACAGCAGCACCTGCTACAACATCCTGTGACGGTCCAATAACTGTAATAGGCGCACCTTCAGATGTAGTACCGTCATGTGTATGGCCTGTACTAGCATTAAAAGCAGATTCAATACTGTTAAATTCATTGTCTAGGTCATCAGCATCAATAACATTACCATTAGAAATATTATTAGCTGTGTCTGCCCTTACATAACCTGTACCCATGAGTTTTCCTTACTTCCTATTGTTTTCAGCAAATTCAAGTATTGCTGTATCTAACAAAAATGCTGAATTAGAACTATCATCGTCTATTCTTAGTGCTATGGTATTTCCTGAGCCTACAATATTATTGTTAAAAGACTGTGTTCTTGGTTCACCATAAGATGAAAAACCATACTTGGTAGTGTTTTGTCCGAAAAAACCACCACCACCCGCTTCTGAAATAATATTAAAAATAGAAGGCTGTATCTTTTCTCGTGTACCTTGATTATATTTTACACCCGCCTCAATGTTAACAGCACCAAACGGCTTAATGTACAAATCAAGTTTATAAAATGTTTTACGTTTTTGTGGGTCCGTAACAGGCATATAGGGCGATTCATAGATTGCATGAATTGTACTACCATCACGTGATGTGCCGCTTTCCATACGATATACATAACCGTCATTGTTAGAAAACACTACATACTCATTGTCACCAATATACTGTGAATCAGCAATGTATACTTTATACCCTTTTGTTTCAGCCCACTGAAAGCCTGTACCACCTTGGTCAATAAACTTAGTACCTAGTACACCTTTAGCAATACCAACCTTTTCACCGCCCACATAACCAAACATACGATACTGTGCTTTACCACGAATAACTGTACTTGAAAAGTTTTGTGCGTAACCTTGTAGATCAATTACAGTAGGACGTATGTTCTTGGATGCTACATCAATACCAAAGTCACCAATGCGTTCTGTTGAGCTTAATGTACGTAGTCCATCTGGACCAAGGAACATAATATCAGAACCAACTTCTTGAATTGTGTCAGCACTTAAACAACCAAGGTCTTCGGTAATTGAACTAAGGGTAAAGTCAGCTGCGCTGTTGCCAGTTAACCGCATAATCTTATCACGACAAAATACTATTAAAGAGTCACGATAAACTTTAAGACCTGTGATCTCAGAGTTAAGACCAATACTACCTGCGCCATTAGCAGGATCAAAGTCTGTGTCTGCATACGGCGCAGTAAATACAAGCTCAGTACCTACACCAAAAAACAACGTACTTTTAAACAGTTCTACAGTGCTTGCACCCTCAACCGCAGTATTACCTGTGCCACTATTGGTAATATACGTCATAGCTTGTGTACTGTCAGTATAATATACAGGATAGTTTATGCCGTCAACAAATACAATCTTTAATGCATTGTTAAAGTTATAACTTACGTGCCGTGCTTTAGCAAAAGTTATATCAGCAGCAGTTACTTTAGATGTCCAAGCAGGGGTACTATCTGTTGTATTAATTAAATAATATACACCACTACGTGCAGCAATAAACCTTTCTTCATCTGCATTTTCAACAACAGCAAGGGCTTGTGTTACACCACTACCAGTTAGCTGTGCGTCATCTAGTTTAGTGTATCCTGCTACTTTACGGTATCCACCATCAAGTGAAGGCTCAAAGTTCTGCAAAATAAATGCAGAACCTACAGCGTTAATACCTTGTTGCAAGGGGCTAATGTTAGTAACCAACCCACCTGTAAATTGTACAGGGAATGTGGACCAAGCTGTAGTCATACGTTTATACTTTCAATAAACCAAATGTATTTGGGCTGCTGTACCTTACTGTAGAACGTACATAGTCATACGTATTTATATGTAGACTACGCATATACTTAATACTCTGTTCAAACTTTTGTTGTGACAATTGAGCAGATTGATTATCTCCTCTAAATTGATAAGCATAGTACATAGCACCTTCAGTAATCACATGTTTAAATTCTTGTGGTACAGTAGGTACATCATCTTGTAATTCTAACTCTACAGGATTACGATAGTATTCATAAACTAATTCATATGCTTTATCAGGTGTAGGGAATATAATAAATTCTTGACTAGGTGTTCTAGTTACGTAGTTTGGCTTACCACGAATACTTGTAGTATTATTGTACTCATAGTCAGAATACTTGTCAAGGTATTCTTGATAGGTCATGCTTTGTAATTTAGTAGTTGTGATATTTAAACTACTATTACGTTTAATCCTAAAGCTATTCATGTCAATTGTTTTAGCATCATAAGGATAACCGTAACGTGTGACACCTGCAGTTAGTATATCTTCTTCTTCTACGTGATTCCAAGGCCAACCAAACTCTTCGTGATTGATGTGACGAATAGCGGAATTAACTGCATCTTTAGCTGTATTGTAATAACCTGTAGCTGTAGCAAAGTTAGAACTTGTAAGCTCTACTTCATTAAGCCTACGGTTTACTTCATTTACAAGTCCAAGAAAGTTATATGCCATTATTTTTCCCTCACACGTAGGAATACAGTACGTTCAAATATTAAACCATCAGAGGTAGTAATGTTACAATATAGTTTATATTTAATGTTATCTGTACCAAGCCCCATACGTGCAGTTGCTGTTGTATTTGTACTTGTAGCTGAAACTAATTGAATACCATAAACAATAGGACCACTTGCAACTAGTTCAGTTTTAGTTCCATCTGCATCATCTACATACCATGTAACAGAGTTAATGGTTGCTGGCGCAATAAAACGAGACCAATCAATACTGTAATCGGTTAATTCATCTGGGTCTTTATTAGGCCATTTTAATGACATTCTGTGTTCCTATTATGCTGCACGTACATAGGACGTGTTTGTATTAGAAGATGCGGCAGATATATAAACTGTACGTTGTCTACTATAGTCATCTTTAATTGATTCATAGTCAAACTGTACAGCATCAATTGTTTCGTCACCTACCGTAAACGTACCCTGTACGCCTGTTGGTACTACTACAGCTTGGCAATCTAATGTAACAGTATCAACTGCGCCTGTGCCACTTACACCTTTACCATCTAAAGACACGTCAGCATCTGATGTAATTATAACTTCATCACCGTCTACTAATGGTGAGTCAGTAATACCCTGTAGCCCAAAACCAGTAAGTGTAACTGTAGGACCAAAACCTGCACTAACATTAATGTGAGCAAGATTGGCTGCGTTTACAATGTCAGTAGAAGCATTTGTACCATCAAAATGTAATAATGCTAACGTGTCATCATCTACTGTAAAGGCAGAGGTACGTGGAGTAAAGCCTGTTCCAGTATACTGTGCTACATTAGAAAGTCTTACTTCGTCAATGTAACCATCAAAATCACCAAAACTATTTTTACCTACAGTAAAAGTACCATTGTCTGGGCGGTTAGCAGTAGAACTTGATTCCTCTAATGTTCCGTTAATGTATAGTCTATGAACGTTTCCTTCACGTTCAACCGTAATCATAGTCCAGACATTTGCAGAAACTCTGGTATCAGAAATAAAGAGAGTCGTTGATCCTGCAACAGTACCTTGGACTTGATCTCCTATTAAATAAACACTTAATAGAGAACTTGTACCAGACTGAAATAGTCCTTTATAACCTGTAACGTTGTCAGGTCTAATCCACATATCTACTGTGAAATCACCTGAACTTAAATCAATGTTACTA